ATATCGTTGCAGTAATGCAAAAGTATTTTGACCAGGCAATATCAGGTAACTGGTCTTATAATCCTGAAAATTATACTGATGGTCAAGTGCCAGTTTCAATAATGGCTCAAGACCTATTGACGACATACAAATTGGGTTGGAAGACTTCTTATTATCAAAACACATATGATAGTAAGAAAGATGAAGACGAACCAACACATCCAGTTGGTTTCCACGATAACGTGCCAGAAGATAAACCAGAAGTAAAAGAGGAAGAAGATCCAGAAAACTGTGATTCTTGTACAATTTAATGAAAACTGTATTTAACAAAACTAAAAACTTAGATTCTACAAAACAACCATTGTTTTTTGGTGAAGACCTAGCTGTACAAAGATATGATACATTTAAGTATCCTATATTTGATAGATTGACACAACAACAATTAGGTTTCTTTTGGAGACCTGAAGAAGTATCTTTACAAAAAGATAGAAACGATTATGCTCAGTTATCTGAATCACAAAAGTTTATTTTTACATCTAACTTAAAATATCAAACAATGTTAGATAGTGTACAAGGTAGAGGGCCTTGCCTTGCATTTTTACCATTTGTATCTAATCCAGAATTAGAAGGTGCAATTGTAGCTTGGGACTTTATGGAAACAATTCATAGTAGAAGTTATACATATATTATTAAAAATTTATATTCTGATCCATCTGAAATATTTGATACGATTATACAAGATGAGAAGATTGAAAAAAGATCAAAAGCGGTTACAGAAGCTTACGATCATTTAATAAACTTAGGTTATAAGTATAAAACAAATCCTAAATCAGTTGATGAGTATGAATTAAAAAAGGCATTGTGGTTAGCATTAGTAACTGTAAATGTACTAGAAGGTTTGAGATTTTATGTTTCATTTGCTTGTTCATTTGCATTTGGTGAACTTAAACTTATGGAAGGCTCTGCTAAAATACTATCGTTAATTGCTAGAGATGAAAGTCAACACCTTGCAATGTCACAACAAATTATTAAAGCTTATCTTACAAAAGAAAATGATAAAGTAATGAACAAAGTTATTAAAGATACAAACAAAGATGTATATAAAATATATGATGACGCAGTACAACAAGAAAAAGAATGGGCAACTTATTTGTTTCAAAAAGGTTCTATGATAGGACTTTCAGAAAAACTATTACATCAATATGTTGAATATATAGCAAATAGAAGAATGAGAGTAATTGGTTTAGAGCAGAAATATGAACAATCATCAGCTAATAATCCATTACCTTGGACACAACATTGGTTTAATAGTCACTCACTACAAAACGCACCACAAGAAACTGAGATAGAATCTTATGTTATTGGTGGTCTAAAACAAGACGTAAAAAAAGATCAATTTAAATCTTTCAAACTATAATGACAACACTTACTCCATCAACTTTAAACACAATAACTATATCGTGTAAAAACTGTGAGGTATCATACCACGTTAAGTGGGATGATGAAGATACAGAGCCATCAACTTGTCCTTTTTGTGGTGCAGACACTTCTATAGAAGAAGAGGATGCAATTTTTAATGATGAAGAAGACCAAGACGATTGGAATTGATTATAGTTTAAGTAGTCCTGCTATATGTGTATGTAGAGGAACATTTAAATTTGAAAACTGTAAGATATATTATCTTACAAATGTAAAAAAATATGAAGGTGATTTTTGTAATGGACAAATAAATGGCAGACTACATTTACCCTATACCTCCGAGACACAACGACACGACCAGATTTCCGATTGGGCGATTAACATTGTTGATACTGCTATTGGTAATATTTTTGTAGAGGGATATTCATTTGGTAGTAAAGGCCTAGTGTTTAATCTAGCAGAAAATATGGGTGCATTAAAACACAAACTATACAAACTAAACAAAAGATTTGAAAGTATAGTGCCTGGCCAAGTAAAAAAGAATGCTACTGGCAAAGGTAATGCAGACAAACTTAAAATGTATGAGCAATTTGTAAAAGATACACATATTGATTTGATGAAAGAATTTGATCAAACAAAACTAAACAATCCTGTAACAGATATTGTTGATTCGTTCTATGTTGCTAAGGCAGGATACGACAGAAAATAGACAAGAATCAGTCAAAAGTGCGTCAGAATAACACACTTATACCCTAAAAACCTAGTAAAATCAACACTTTTTAATGCTTGACTTTTAAGTATTTTTAGTGTAGCGTATATGTATATGACAAATAAAGGAGACACTATGACAAAAGAATTATACAAAACATTTAACATTGTTTATAAAAGAGAATATAGGGATCCAGAAGATGGCTCTGATACATTTTGGTCTTCTTCAACTCTTTATAGAAATGTACCTATTTCTAAAATTAAATATTATAGAAAAAGATTATTAATGTTTAAAGACTATATGGATAAGATTTTTAAAGAAGACGCTACTAATTTCTTAGGCAGTACTGCTATTGAAATTATGTATCCAGACGAATACTATCAAACATATGAAGATGTATGGCCAGATACGGCTGCAGGTGACAAAAGTTTATTTAATGACTTTGGCCAATTATGGAATACAAGACAAGGTTTTAGAAAAGACTTTGATCCAAAAATTATTGAGGATTACAAAACTAAAAGACAATATATTAATCAAATGAACTGAGGAGGACACTATGACAGTAGATACAAATATAATATACACAAAAGACGATTTAGGTAAAAACCTATACAGAAAGAAAACTTACTACACACTTGTTGTTGAACAAGAAGTATTGGCAAAAGATAAAGATGAGGCTGAACAAAAGTTTTTAGATGATGGTGGTGTTGATCACTCACAAATCAACCACGAGATAACCACAACTAAAAATGGTGTTGAAACATATATGGTTGACGCTAATTATTCAGATAGTGGTGATACAGAATATATGGGTAAGGTTACAATTGAAGAAGATGAAGACGAACCTTCTTATGCTGAAGTAACAATTGATGGTTATGCTAATGAAAATGACTTTACAGAAAAAGAAGAATCAGACATTGATGTTGCTATTCAGTTAGAAGCAGAAAATCAAAGAGGTAAATAATGTATAATGGTTATTTTGCTATTGCATTAGATAAACAAAGTTGTAATGCAGTTAAAAAAGGTGCTACAATGAGTGTGTTAGTATCAGACCATATCACACTTGCCTTTAAACCAACAGTTAAAGTTTTTAACAAATACAAAAATCTTGTGGGTAAAAAAGTAGGTGCTATGATTAATGGCTACAGAGCAAATAATCACATTGACGCATATTGGGTAAAAGATATGTTTTTATTAGACAATAATAAAAAATTAAAAAGAAGTGATAAAGGTGCTGCTCACATCACATTATCACATAAAGAGGGTTATAAATCAGGTGACGCTAACACTATGTTTACAAATCCTAAAGTAAAAGATAAAAGACATGGTTACGTAGAAGGCACTATCAAATATTTTAATTACAACAAAGGAGTATAGTATGGAATGGATATTACTAATATTAATAATAATGATGACCGCTGTTGCAGTTGCATATTCGGGTGAAATATATTTGTATTTAAGTTTAGTATTTGGTTCAATTATTACCGATATACAAAATTTTATAAGAAAAATACTAGGTAAATAGACTATTGACTTTTTATAAAAAATGTGCAATAATATAATGATGTCTAAAAACTTGACTAAAAGGCAACAATTAGAACTATTAAAAAAAGATTATCATAAGTGGTTAGCCACGTTAGGTCTTAATATTAATATTAAGACAGGTCAAATAAGACAATCAAAAAGAGTTACAAAACTTTTAGATTTATCAATGTATAAAGTAAGAAATTCTATACCAACAAGTGATAGAATCCCAGGTGCTTGTGTAAAAAGAACTTTACCAAAAGTTACACTACCTGAAGGTAAAACAATCGGCATTGCTTACAATAAAGGTAATTATCAAATTGTAGATAGAGCTGATTTTAAATCAATGGGAAGGAAAATATGAGAACGTTAATGTTATTAACAATAATTGCTGTAATGACAACAGCAATTGCAAAGGCAGATACAATTGATGTAAAAATCAAAAATCATATTGTGTCTGAAATGAATGATATTAAAGAATATCAAGTGGCATCTTGGCAGGCTGCTAAAGAACAAAATGCCAAAAATTGGGCAAAGATTAAAGCTTTGTTCACAAAAGTAACTAACAAAGGAGTTAACTAATGTGGGTTCTAAAATCAAGTAGTGCGGCTTTAAGACGAGTAAAAAAACTTAAACTTGATGGTAAAAAACTTACCGACAAAGTAGTAAGAGATCAAATTGGTTATATGTATTTGGAGTATATTGGTTAAATGTTACACAAGATTAGTGAATTTTGCGATAAGATAGATCAAATAAAAATAAAATCAGACAGACTAAGGGTTATGAAGTATGGTAACCCTAAAGCTGCTGATGAAGAAATAGATAATTTGATTGTTGATATTCAATCAGAATGCTTATTACTTGCTAACGATAAATCAAAATATGAAAATGTTTATGATGATAATGGTTTACCAAAAAACTATACAGATAAATTTTTAGAGGAAGGTATATGAGCGATAAACAAATAACAATTAAAAATCTAAAAGATAGAAAAAAAGAAATTGAGGAAGAGTTAATTTTTAAAAACAACGAATCATTAAACGAAGAATTATACGAAATTAACGATTCTTTAAAGAAACTAGACCCAAATAAGTCAGATGTTCTTACTTTGTTCTTATAAAAATGTTGAATTTATTGAGGTTTTACAGCTTGACTTTTAATATAAACTATGATAGAATTAGTACATAAATGATTATTAACTTAACAAAAGGACTACATTATGATAGATAAACAAACACTATTTGAAGAATTTAAAATTGCAAAAGAAAAAGACTTGCAAAAATCCACAACACCTGAACCGTATGAAGATTGTTTTACAAATAGATTAAATCTTTTAAAATCTCACAAAGACGCAAAAAAATCACATCCGAGTCAATATAGAAATTTAGATGTTAATTTTGATAACTTGATACTTGCATACTCGGCTCCAGTTCCAGTTGATCATTTTTATAAAAAAGTTTTTAATATGACATTAGAACAATACAATTATCAAAAACGTTTAGAAGAATTAACTGAACTACAGAAAGAAAAAGAAGAAAAACTTAAAAAAGAACAAAAAGAAAAATTAAAAATTGAAGATGTTGAAGAAGTTACTTTTAATTAGTTGTTTGTTGTTGCTCTCTAACTGTGCTAGTAAACAGTCCTATATTGGTGCATCCAGTACAGCGGCTGTTGCTGGTACGGCTTGTTGGCAATATATAAGTGACAATCCTGCTGTTGTGGCTACTTGTGCAGTTGTAGGTTCATTTAAAGGTGCAGATATTATGAATGCTGAAACAGATGATCAATTAATGACAAGAGCATTTGTAGATCATTTAGAAAACGCACCTAATAGTCCAGGGTTTACAACTTGGCAAAATCCTAAAACACAAAGTAATGGTATTATCAAAACTACAGGTTTTTATTTAAAAGGTCCAATTAAATGTACAATGGTCGAAACTACACACGATCAAAATTTAGACAATACAAGATTTTTTGACTCAATACTATATGGTAATCCATATAGAAAAATGGAATGGCACGAAGCTTGCAAAATGCCTGATGGAAGATGGATGATAAATGAATAAAAAAAGAACTTTATTTTTTATATTTTTATTGCTATTATTAATACCAGCATTGATAAGCATTGCATTTTCAGATGATTCGTTTGAAAACACAATGAATAAAATTAACAGATTGAATAACGATAATTCAGTTAAGTATGATAAAATACAACCTATTAAAGACCAATACTGTTTTATTAAAATAGAAATTAAGCAATTAGACAATGGTGAGATTGTTAAACAGGAAGTAGTAGAATGTGCAGATGGCCGAAAGGCATACGATGGCCCTAGTTATTGGGAGATGTTTGCTCAGTTTTATTATGGTGATATGAATACACCTGCTTATTGCAGACATTATGAACGACCTAAACACGCATACCACAAACCTGGTAAAGTATGTTTAGATAAAGATGGAAATTGGGAGGTAAGAAAATGATTAAAGGTCTATTGACACTTGCAATCTTATGGATTATCCTTGCATTTACTTGGGATCCATTTGTTTCTACAGTTGAGAAAACACAGGCTGTTGACAAAACAAAAAAAATAGTATATAATGTGTTTAATAATATGAAGGAGAAAGTGAATGAGTAAGATACTCAAATATATAATGATCGGTTCTATAGGTCTGTTACTTGCAAATTGTTCTAGTAGCACTTATAAAATCAAACAAGAAAAGGATAAACAAGTCCTTAAAGTACCATCTTGGTATATGAAAGATTATAACGAGAAGAAAGAATGTGGTACTAAAACGTTCGGCAAAGGTAAAGATAAAGTTTGTATCTTTGGTGTCGGCACAAGTGTTTCACCAGATTTAGAACTTGCAATTGAAAAAGGTATGATGATTGCGAAGGCTGAACTTGCTGATAAAGTAAAAGGTGAAATGAACAAGAAGGCTAAAATATTTACTACAGAATTAGGTAAAAATACTACTAAAACTGTTGTAACAGATGTTGAAACTACATTGGTAAATATAATCAAACAAACACCAGTAAGAGGTTATGAAGTGTTTGCTCAGGAAGTAACTCTTACAAAGAATGGTTACTATCGTGCTTGGATTGGTTTAAGATTACCTATGGGTGAGTACAATAAGATGTACAATTACTCTATTGAAACTGTAGTTGACGCTTTCAAACTAAAAGAAATGGCTAACAAGGCCTATGACGAAGTAGAGGTTATTGCTAATGAGCAGTAAAATAGAAATATACTCAAAACCTAATTGTACTTATTGTGATAAGTCAAAACATCTTATTAAGACATTAGGTTTTGAATACACAGAAAAAATGTTTGGTAAAGATTTTACTACACCAGAACAGTTATATGAAGCTGTAGGTAAACAAGTAAGAACTATGCCACAAATAATAATTGACGATAAACACATTGGCGGATACAACGAGTTAGTTGAATATTTTGCTGATAAAGGTTTATGTAACTTTAAAGGTGAAGTCACAAAGTAATGTTAATGACAGATAAACCTAAAGACAATATTATTCTTTTTCCTAAGATTCCTAAAAGACCAAATACAAAGGCACAAGAATTAGATGCTAAAAGACAGGAGATGATAAGACTTGAACACAATAAAGTATTTGTACAGGCTGTAAGTGAAGACCTTACAGAAACAATGTTATTAAGATTAAAAGATGAAAACTTTGATTTAACTAGTCCTAGTTTTTTAAAAGACTATAAACTATTATCTGAGTCTTTAAAATCATTATTATTAAGACAAGTACATATAAAACATCCTTTCCAAGAAAGAGTTGACAGGTCTATAACAACAAAAGGAGAGGGAAATAATTTATATGCTATTACAATTGACTATGCAAAATTTTAAGAATTCCATAAAGCACTTTGGGATAGTTTCTAATACTGGCAAAATTAGTAACTTTAATCAATGCCACTATATAATAAGGAGTGAATAAATGTTTAAATCATTATTCTCAAACGACTCAATGAAAGTCGTATCAAAATCAAAAAGAGTATCTACAAGAGGTAGAAAAACTTTGTCAAAAAGACAAAAAGTTTTAAATCTATTATCTAAAGGTGCACCAGTATCTTGGAAAACTTTAAGAACTAGATTCGATCTAGGTTCACCAAGAGCTTTAATTGACACATTAAGATCAGAAGGAAATATGATCTATGTAAATCAATCTGCTCAAGGTACTTCTTACAGAATGGGTCAACCAACAAAAGCGATTATCGCTGCTGGTATCCAAAAGTTATACGGAACTCCGTATGCTTACAAAAATGCGTAAATCTCTCTCTAACTAACGCATAAATAAATGTAGAGGCGGCCTTGTGCCGCCCTTACATAACAAAATGAGGAGGGCAATATGCCAACAAACACAGCTAATATGAATATGCAATATAGTGGATCATCTGCTCCATTGCTACACGAAATTCTAACTAAAGTAAATAACGCAAAAGACAAACCTAAAAAGATCGAGGTTTTAAAACAAAACGACTCACTTCCATTAAGACAAGTATTAAAAGGTGCATTTGATCCAAAAATTGAATGGGATTTACCACCTGGTAACCCACCATATACGGTCAATGACGCTCCAGCAGGAACTGAACATACAACCCTATACACAGAAGCCAAAAAATTATGGCACTTTGTAAAAGGTGCAGATGAAGCTCTTTCAAAAACAAAAAAAGAAATAATGTTTATTCAAATGCTAGAAGGCTTGCATAAAGATGATGCTGAACTGATGGTCGCAGTAAAAGAAAAAGAACTTAATAAGAGATATAAAGGTCTTACAGACGCTGTGGTTAAAGAAGCTTTTGGATGGAATGACGATTACAAAACTGCTTAACATAAATATTATAGAGTGATTCTATAAAATTCAACTATAGGGTGTAGAACAAAAGTAGAACATTTACTTGACAATTTGTCACACCCTATATTTCCTTTGATTTATATAATAAAAAACGGCTAATTATTGTCCGATTTTGCTTGTATTTTATACTGTATCTGATATAGTAGCAGTATGAAAACAACAAAAAAGGAAAATACATTATGTCAAAAGTAAAACAACACTATACTAACGAAGCTGAAATTGCAGTTGATAAGATAATATTACAAGTTAAACAAAACTTGATTACAAAAGAAACTGCTGCTAAAGATATATTAAAAGTTGACAATGTGAATTTATTAGATATTCACGCTGACAATGTTGATGAAGTAATATATTATGGAGTGCAGTAATGAGAAAATCAATATTTGCATTTTACTTAATATTATTTTATATATGGTCTTTCAGTATATTTAATGCTGTTAAAGCTGATGACTATAGTAAAGCCGTTGTTGGACACGTTATATCTGAAACTATAAAAGGTACAGATATTGATACAAAATACATTATGGAAAATGAGTTAGAAAAGCTTGCTCATAAGTTTATGATTGATTCAATATCAATACTACAGGCTTACTTACCTCAAATATTAGAGGGTGTTGCCGCTGATTTAAGACTACAAGTAGATAAAAAATACAAAGAGGAATTATTAAATGGCGAAAGTAATAACTAGAAAATCAAAGGCACTAAAACTGAAAAAAAAATTAAAGAAAGAATTTTCTGTAAAAAGAAAATATGCTACAACATATAAAGATATAAAGAAATATTTTAAAGAATTTAATACGGCTATTTTTAACGGCAAACTATCTCCATTTGGTCAAATAGAAATCAAAGATTTAAAAAGAGAGAAATGTATAGGTCAAGTTATAACACTTGAATGGAGAAGAAAAGGTACAAGAATGTATAAATTAGAGATGTTACCTGCTTATCCAGATAAAAAAGATTTCTTAGACACATTAGTCCATGAAATGGTACATTTGTACCAAATGCAAAACCTAGGTGATACTGGTAACCATAATGAGTTATTCTGGTCCTTTGAACCTAAAGTAAACTATATTGGTTTACGATTATAAAGAAAGAAAGTTATATTATGAGTAAAGGTGAAAAAAATCACATAGATGAGTGGTTGCAAAAAGAAATAAGAAAAGGCATAACCATAATTGATTATGTTTTACAAAATGGCGAAAACAAATGGAAACTGTATTACACAGGCCATCTACATAAAGATATACTAGACAATTTTCCAGGTAGAAGAAGTAAAAAAATATTTAAAGGTTATAGAGAACTTTTAGATAATAATAAACTTGTGTTTACACAAAAAAAATTTGATGAACATAGTTATGAATACTATGTAAAGAAAGGTATATAATGAAACTATTGAAAAAACATAAAGACATATTACAAGAGGTTGTAAAGGGTAAAGGTTACTGGAGAACTGCTACCGTACCTAAAAATCATAGTGATGGAATACTAGATGACCTTGTAAAATTATATTTACAAGACTTAATTGTATTTAATAGAGAATATGATGTGCCTTCATTTGGCCCTAGTAGTGAACACAAGGTAAGATATAAATGGTATGTAGTTACTATTAATAAAAAAAGAACTTTAAATGATTTAAAAAAAATAATCAAGGCAGGTAAAGTTGAAGCATAGACAAGGAAATATTCTTAGAATTATATCTATTTGTATGGTTGTCCTGTTAACAACCTTTATTGTAGGTACATTTTATCCTAATCCTTATACAAAATATCAAATAGAAAAAGATGTAGAAATCAAATATACTCTTTGGGCAAATAATTTAGGTTTACACGAACCAGCATTTGAATATCAAAATGATATACAGTTTGTAGAAGCAGTTAAAAAATGTGTTGATTGGGTAAACTTTGAAACACCAAGATTTGAAAGAGTGCCTACAGAAATGATTGTGGCAATGGCCGCATTAGAGTCTGGTTGGGGTACAAGTAGATTTGCAGTTGAAGGTAATAATTTGTTTGGTATACGAACTTATGATAAGGAAGTACCACATATGTTATTAGAAGGCCGTACGAAGTGGAAAGGTTGGGGTGTAAGAATATTTAACACAAAATGTCAAGGTGTAAAGTTTTTTGTAGAACTTTTAAACAATCATTATGCTTATGAAGAATTTAGAAAAACAAGAGATAGAATGCTTGTGTTTGGCAATCAACTTGATCCTGTTGTGTTGGTTGATACATTAAAGGCATATTCAACAACAACAAATTATGCTGATAGGGTTGTATATATTATTAAATCTATTAGAGATAGAGAAGAAAAAGTAGCTGATATTGAAATAAAAGTAAAAGAAGATTCACACGTTAAACCAATAAAAAAACCACAAGGAGAATAAATGACAGTAGAATATGGATTATTATTAGGAATATTAGGTATACTTTTAACCACAGTAGGTATGATGACAGCCTATATTATTGGTTACAAGACAACAATAAAACAAAAACCTAAAGAGTTAACTGAGGTTGAAATATCTCTAAAAAAATTGAGAGGAGAATATTATGATACAGAATAAATTAAAAAAATCTGAATATCAAAATATTGCTGATTGTATTAGAAGTGATCAGGTGCCAGCAAATCATATTGCACAATATTTTGAAGATAAGAATTTTTATAAGTGGTATAAAAACAAGTACTTAAAGGGTTAATTAACACTTGACTTTTATAAAAAAATGATATATAATAATAGATATGATAACAGTAGAAGACTTAAAAAGAATAAATCTAAGAAAGCATAGATTAGATAATTTAGCAAAAGCGTGTGCTGATGCTAAATCAGATGAAATGAAAACTATGTGGTATGAAAAGTTAAAAAAACTTGCCGAAGAATATAATATGACAGATTACTTTAGGAGGTTAATACACTAATGAATATATTTTATGTTGATAAAGATCCTGTAAAAGCTGCCAAGATGTTATTGGATAAACACGTTGTAAAAATGATACTTGAGTCTGCTCAAATGCTTTGTACTGCTAAAAGAGTATTAGATGGTACAGAATATTTTGATAAGACCAAGAACGGTAGAAAAATTAGAAGATGGAAACTTGATAATTCAAACGAAGAAGCAATTATCTACAAGGCAGGTTGGTTAAACCATCCATCTACACAATGGGTATTACAATCAGCATACAATTATGTATGGTTATATAAACATATGATGGCTCTTAATGAAGAATATAAGTTAAGATATAATCACACAAAAGACCATTTAACAATACAAAAACTAGGCGATATACTTAAACACCCACCTAAAAACGCTAGAGTTGATGTTATGGGCACAGACGCTACACCAGCAATGCCAGACGAATGTAAAGTGCCAGGTGATGTAGTTGCTAGTTATCGTAAATATTACATTATGAAAAAACAAAGATTTGCTACATGGAAATCACCTGCTAAAATGCCAGAATGGTTTGCTGAAGGAATAAAAAATGAAAACAAAAAAGAAAATAGAACGTCCTAAAATTTACGAATATAATCCTAACAGTAAAGTTATTAGATGGAGATATGTAAACGAAGACCCACAAAAGTTTGGTTGGCCTAACTATGGTAGGATTTTAAATGTTAAAAGAAAAAATAGTACAAAAGGGTGATGACCTTAAAATGTTGCAAGGCCACGATAGACTTGCATATCTTATTGACATAGCAAGAGATGTACCATCATTACCAGATGAAGTAAAAACTGAAGAAAATAGAATACGTGGTTGTGCTAGTAACTTGTGGTTAATAGGCGGAACAAAAGAAGATAATACAATGATATATAAAATAGATGCTGATGCTTTTATAACAAAAGGCACAGCGAAATTAGTAACAGATTTAGTTAACAATTGTCCTAAAAATGAAGTTGCTAATTTAACAATTGAAGACTTTTTACCTTTAGGTATAAAGGAATTATTAACAATGCAAAGACAAAATGGACTAGGTAGTCTAATACATAGGATAGTAGAAATAGCAAATACTAAATAATAATATGAGTAAAATAGAAGAATTTATACAATTAAATATTAACTTTTTAAATGATATTCAATCTTATCATTGGCAAACAAAGTCATATTCTGAACACGAAAGCTTAGGTGAGTACTATGTTAAATTTAATAAATTGCTTGACGAGTTTGTTGAAACACATCAAGGCAAAACTGGTAGAAGAATTAAATTTAGTGCTGAATTAAGACCAGGCATTTTAAATTATGCTGATGTTCAAATAGTAAAGGCTGAAGTAAAAAAACAAGCAGATAGAATTAACGAACTATCAAACAATAAAGAAGTTGTTGCTCAAATAGACTTGCAAAGTATATTAGAAGATATGCTTTTAGCAACTAATCAGCTACTATATCACCTGTCATTAAATTAATGCCCTTATACACATTTGAAAATAAACGAACAGGTAAAACCTTTACTGAAATGATGACCATTGCTGAAATGGAATCATATCTAAAAAAAAATAAACATATCAGACAAAATATTACAAGTGTTAATATTGTTGGTGGTGTAAGTGGTATGAGTTATCGAACTGATGGTGGTTGGAAAGACAATTTAAGCAGAATTGCTGAAGCACATCCTAATAGTGCTTTAGCACAACAACACGGAAAAAGAAGTATAAAACAAGTTAAAACCGAACAAGCAATAAAAAAATATAAGGCTAGACAACGTGCAAAAAATAAATAATATAGTACAGAGCGAGCAACCGAAACACAACGGTCGTATACCCGAGTCAAATAGGTCAATCCGCTCATTGTACAATTCCAATAGGGCAGGTCATTCCTGCTTGGACAACCTGCCCAGCCTTATCACACATAGGAGGAACAATGGCTAACGACATACCAGATTTTATGCGTGAGTTTGATACAGATGTTGATTACGGATTTACTCCTGTATCACAAAAACCAGTTGAAGAAACACAACCAAGTATTGACCCAAGTGTAATAGAAAATTCAAATTTAGAACTAGCAAAAATTAAATCAGACGTTTCTGATATTAAATCTGCTATGAATGAAATTATGCAAATTGTTGCTGAAAAGGACACAGTAACAAAAGAAATACAAGACGCTGACACACAAAATAGATTTAAAGAGATTGAAAAGATTGTATTACCTTTTTTATATAATCTTTCAAAGTCTAATGAACCTTATATACATTGGCCAAATAGAGGACCAATCATTAAGGCACAGATGGACAAATTACTTAAATTAACAAGGGGGTAATATATGTTAGAAATAAAAGCTCATCACAAAGAATTAAAACGAGCTGTAAACGAAGTTGAGAATAAAAGATCACAGGACAGATCAATTAGGTCTTGGTATGATTTAAGGACCCTAAAAAAAGTTAAACTAATGGCAAAGGATAAATTAAATGCAACTAAGCAAAAACTTTTCACTTAAAGAACTGACTGCCTCACAAGCGGCAGATAGGCATGGTATTAGCAATAACCCTAGCGAAGACCATATGGATAATTTAAAAAAATTATGTGATAATGTTCTACAAAAAGTTAGAGATCATTATGGCAAAGTAGTTACAGTATCAAGTGGTTATCGTAGTCCAGAACTATGTGTTAAAATTGGTTCGAGTGCAAAATCACAGCACGCAAAGGGCCAAGCCGCTGACTTTGAAATCTTTGGTGTACCAAATGGTGAACTAGCAAAATACATTATTGACAACTTAGATTTTGATCAGCTTATATTAGAGTTTCACAATCCAGATGAACCTAATAGTGGGTGGATACATTGTTCATATAAGAATACTGAAGAAAATAGAAAACAAGTATTAAGAGCATACAGAAATGATGATGGTAAAACGGTGTATGAACCGTATGATCCATCTTGAGCTGTTGAACGTCTTAATGATGAAAAAATAAAAGAGCAAAACAAGATCATTGACTTGTATATGCAAAAAGGTATATAATGAAATTTACTATTGTTATGTTAATTGATTTTATTGGTCACCCTAAATTAGGTGATCACTATACTAACAATAGAAGATATTCCGAATTGCTTAAATTTGCTACTAGTAGCAAACTTGATAGAGATAATATTGTCTTTGTTACAAATGAAAGACCAGAACATAACGAGTTTTCTGAATTGTTAGCAATGTTACATGGTGCAGGCTATGATATAGTCTATACTTCAAGCGAAGAACAAATATCAAACATCATAGAAAAAGTAGAAGACCATATGAGTTGGGATATTAAAGAATATAATACCCAAGTAATAATAGGTGGTTGTAACCTAGGTGGTTGTGTTATAAATGCAAAACCTATGAGTGCAGTATTTTGGCAACGAAAGGGTTACAAAACTACAATACATTTACCATTATGTGCTGAATACGAACAACCTGGTGTTAACCAAATAGAGAAAGTCTATCGTAGTATTGAGCAGTTAAATCATTTTACAAAAGAATATAAAGCATTTGGCATAGAGTATTGTAATGATTTTCATAGACTAAAGATGACTTATAAATAAAATTATGATTGAAGAAACATTAAAAAAAAGAAAACAAGTTAGAATATTTGATACTGAAAAAGCACCAGATATAGTATTAATTAAAACAATTATTACAAAAGCATTTGAAGTTTCTGCTTCTAAACAAAACTTTTACCCATACAACGTGTTTGTATTGCATAAACCAAAAGACCGAAAAACATTTTGGGAGATTACTAAAAGTGCGCCTGGTGGTGAAGGTAATTATAATGTAAAAACAGCACCATATCATTTAATTTTTACACGTAGAACACCTACAACACATCCTGATCCTAAAATAAAAAAGAGAATGGCTAAAGGATTAGTTTATCCTATTATGGATAAAGATAGAAAAGAAGATCATAGAGTATCAATAGAAGTAGGTATGTTTGCTAAAGTGCTTACTACAATAGCATTAGAGAATAATATAAATGTATCATATCAACTATGTTTTCCTGACTTTGATGGTAAACCAGAGGAATGGTCAAAGTTTCCTTTTATACAAGAAAACGTTTTACTTTGTATGCAATTAGGATATGACTCAAATAAAAAAGATAACGATAGGGAAATAAAACCTCAAATTGATGATATTGTAAAGTGGATATGAAAAACACACTTATATTATTAATAGATTTTGAAGGAGAAAAAGAACTACAAGATCAAAACTATCTTAATAGCAGATATATTGCCCTTTTAAATATACTACAAAACAGAAAAATTGATAGAGAAAAATGTATTATTGTTTTTAATACTTACAATTATATTTCAGATTCATTTCATAATATACGAGATGAATGGAAAAAAATAGAAAATCAACAATTAAGTAAACTCGTTAAATATGCTTGGCTTGAAAAGTGGAATGTATATAATACAGTAAAAGAAACAAATACTGGTTACATAGATATTGATATTGAAACCTTTATAAAAGTTATGAAAGAAAAAAGACCAGAGTTTGACATTGAACCTAATAAAGCAAATATAATAATAGGTGGTACTGAAACAGCAGGCTGTATTCTCTCTAATAAAAAATTAGGTGCTTTAAATTGGTCAAAAAGGGGCTATAACACCTCAATATATTTACCACTTTGTGCTGAAGTTTCTGCTTTTGGTAATACATGGTATGAAAAGCAACAAGGTGCATTTGCTAACTTTTGGTCTGTAATACAAAACCACGATCCTGAAGACTATAAATTATTGAATATATTATCAGACTTCACACAAATAAGAAGAAAATTACCTTTTTCAGATGTCAAAATTAAACCATTGTAGCTTGACAAACTTAACGAATAGTGATATAATAATTGTATAATATTAAATAATAGGAAGGTATATTATGGCGTTTAATTATGTAAAACTGAATGAGAATGTTCTACCTAAATCTTTAGGTGTGAAAGGTAAAAACCAAGATGGTATAAGATATTATACTATTGATGGTGTTAATATGCCTTCAGTAACTTCAATACTAGGACAAATACCTGAAAAACAAGTAGGTATACAGGCATGGAGAAATGCAGTTGGTGAAAAAATGGCTAACTATATTTCTACAACTGCTGTCAATAGAGGTAAGGCAACACACACATTAATAGAAAATCATTTAAAAAATGAAGATGACAAGTCAGCAGGTATAACTGCTGTTACACCCTTAGGTTTGTTTAGAATTATAAAACCTTATTTGGCTAGAATAGATAATATTCATTGTATAGAAGAATATTTGTATTCTAAAGAGATAAGTGTTGCAGGACAAGTTGATTGTATTGCTGAATACAAAGGTAAGTTATCCGTTGTTGATTTTAAAACATCTACAAAAAGGCGTGATGAAGATTATAATTATGCTAATTTTTTACAAACATCTGCTTATGCTAAAATGTTTGAAGAACTGTATCCTGAAAAGAAAATAGAACAAACAGTTATATTAGCTGCTTGTGAAGACGGCTTTGTACAAGAATGGATACACGGTGAAGATAAGATAAAACAACATCAGGAGTTATTCTATAAACACACTAAGGACTTTTTTGAAAGAAATAGTATAAATAATTAATAAAAGTCAATAGTCGAATTAATCAAAAAGGTGATTTAATATATCCTACTTGCGACCATAACAGCTAAAGGGAGATATG